CGCGGACTTTTTCGATGCCTGCATTAACGGTGTCGTCCCAATTGTCGATGACGCGGAAGCCGTAGGTGATGGTGTTGCCGTGGGTATCGGTGAAGGTGTGGCTTTGTTGGTCTCCTTTTACATCATAAACTTCATTTTTTGTATCTAAGAGAATTTTTAGGGCTTCAAAGGTGTGGAGCTTTACTTCTGCCATTTGCTCTGAATAGGTTTGCAGCTTACCGATGATTTGTGGTATGGCTTCATTGACGAGGGCTTTATAGGCTTGTCGGTTTTCGTTTTGGACTTGCTCGCGGCGTTGTAATTCTGCTTTGAGTTCGTCGGCTGTAAGGTGTGTTAAATCTACTGTCATAATTGATAATTGTTATTTGTTATTTTCCATTTACTTCGGCTTTGTACAAGGGGTGTACGGCTAAGGGTAGCCATTGGGCGGTGCTGTCTTGCCATAGGAGTTCAAGGGTTTCGGGCTCGTAGCGAAAGGCGGGAGGTAGCCAATGGTTTTGTTGTATCCAGTTTTGTAGCTTCTGGACTAAGGTGGGTACTTTATCGGTGTGTCCTGCGCGGTATTGGCAGGTCTGTAGCCGTTGCTCGAAAGTGAGTATTTGTAGGAAGGTGTCGAGGGCAAGGGCTTCGGTGTATGCTAAAAATCTATTTTTCATAGTTATTCTGTTATTAGTTTGCCGTATTTTTTGAGGTCTGCCCACCAAGTTACATTATTGCCGCTAATGCCTTGAGGTAGATAGCGAATGGGGCGTTTTTGTTTTTTGGCGGTTTTGAGCAGCTCTTGTGCGTGCTCTCTGAGCTTGCGGTTGATGTAGTCGTAATCGCTGATTTCGTTAGGTTCTAATCTCATCTTGTGTTCGGTTTGTCTTCGCTTGGTGTTCGCTTAGTGTTCGGTGCGAGCCGTACGAGCGGTTATTTTCTTTAGGAGTACACTGGGGTAATATTGCAGGATATTTTCTGCGTAGATAGTGATGAGCAGGAGGACGTCGTCGGCATTGAATAGGGTGATGTCGTTGCCGTAGAGGCGTTCAATTGTTTTCTCCACTTCGCTGTACCACTGATCGTCATACCAATTGAGTAGGGTGTCGTGGGTGATGAGGGTTTTTAAGTGTAGCCCTCTACCTATGGCGGTGTTGCATAGGTTGGTGCACCATTCGTTGTAGAACTCATAGCGGAGGTTTTCGTACTGCAGGTAGGTGAGCCCTAATTGGTGGGCGAGGGCGTGGCGATAGGTGATTTGTTGGGCTATTATATTCATTGTTAGGGTGTTTTTAAGAGTTTAAAATCGCGTTCTTGGGCTTTTTCGGCTGAGATGAGATAGGGTTCTAACTCATTGGCTCCAGTACGTGTTTTTTCGATGTAGGCTCGGAAGTCTTTTACATAAATGCGGTTTTGACTAAGCCAGTAAAATTTGTTGGCAACGGCTCCTTTGGGGTTCCCTTTACTATCGGTTTGTGATATACCAATAAAAAGGGTGTTAGGAAATGCTTCGATGAGCTTGTTGTATAGGCTTGCGGGCTTGCCGTCGAAACACTCTTGTATGCTGTCAATAAATACTATTTTAGGTTGTTGTGGACGGTCCAGGCGTAGCATCATTTTATCTACATATTCTTTTTGTAGGGTGTATCGTTTGTTATATTGTTTTAGCCCGTAGCGGTCGAGGTTTTCAATGAGTGATAGGCTGCCGCACTCTTCTAAGGAGTTGTATAGTACCTTTTCTTTTTGGCATAGCTCTTTCATTAGTTGTAGGGCATAAGTGGTTTTGCCGTGCCCTGAGTCGCCATAGATAAGGAGGCTGCCGCTTCTTTCTACTTTGCCGAGATGGTCTGTCCATTGGGGTGATAGTTCGATTGTTTTATACTTTTTCCGCGCTAAATCTTCGTAGGTGTAGGCGCGGGGTATGATTGTTTTTTCGTTATTTTCCATCATTGAGTTGTTGTAGGCGTTGCTTTTCAATTTCGGTGCGTACTTTTCTGAGGCTTCCTGCGGTGTTAGCGTACATTTGTGCAGGGCTGATAGTTGAGCCATTGGCTTGGCTTACTTGGGCTATTTGGCTAAGTAGGAAGGCTTCGATGGCTTCTTTATCAGAGGGTGGACTTACACGGCTGTATTTGGAGCCGTAACGGTCGAATATTTCGGCATAGCCTACTTTTTTAATTCCCTTGTTACGGTCGATTTTAGCTTGCAAACCGTCTGCTCCCATCATATACCAACCGCAAACATATTCGGTAGCATTCCAAAGGCTTTTGAGTTCCAAAAAGGCGTGGTATTCGAGGTCGCCAGCTTCGTCTAATATCACTAAAGGGGTTTCAAGCTGTTTTAGATAGTAAACCAAATCTTCATACACTTCGGCATATCGTCCTGTATAGGTAATGCCAAACTCTTGTGCGATTTTGCGTATAAGTTTTTGTTTGGTTTTTACTTGTGAGCAATCTATATATACGGCGTTTTTATTTTTGCTTACATACACTTTGGCGGTGTGTGTTTTTCCTATACCTGCACGGTCGCATAGGATAGCCGAAAGCGAGCGTGTTTGGCAGGCGGTAAGCTGGCTGTAGATGTACTGAAAGGTTTCGGTTTCTACGGTTACCCAAGGAGCCTCGTCACGGAGTTGCACTTGTAGTTTGCGGGCGATGCTTATCCATTTGGCATCGGATAGCACGCCTTCGCGTTCGCCTTTCATTACACGGTTGTACTGGGCAACATTGATGCCAAGACTTTTGGCGTGATGGGTGTCATAGCGGTAGTTTTGTCGGTTTTCGGCAATTGCTTGTACGATTTTTTCTTTTAAAACTGTGGTTATCATAAGTCTAATAATGCTTTATTTATGGTTTCTACTTTTGTTTTGCTGTACTCTTGATAGTTGAATGCGGGTGTCTCGGTGTAGTCTACTGGTGTGTAGTCTACTTCGGTAGCGGTGGGTATGGGTGCGGTGAGGCTTCCTAAGCGGTTGAGCTTTTGCACTGATTGGGTACGTACCATTTGGTCGAACTGGGTAACATAACTCATTGCTTCAGCATATTGTTGCTCATCGTGCTGAGTCCATTCGGCATTAGCGCGGTTGAAGGTAGGCACTGGGCTACAAGTGCATAGAAAGGCTCCATTTTGATATAAATATACTTCGGTAATACCATCCTTATTAGGCAAGTAATAGGCTTCTACTTGGTAGTTGTTGGGGGCTAATAAGGTAAGTACTTGCGGGTTGGGTAGTTGGTATTTTTGGTATTGTACGGTTACGTATTGGCTACGGCGTATGGTAGTAGTGGTGCATTTGCCTATGTATTGGGCTAAAAGGGCTCGGTTGAGTTGTGGCAAATTAGGGTTTACGTTCTCTAAAAATACCTCCAAACGTGTCTTTCCAGGGAAGCGTTGTTGGTCGGGGTGCAGTTGGTTATTGTATAGGGTTTGCTCTTGGAGTTCCATTGCTACAATATCATCATAAGAGGCTTTGGCTTCTTTGTAATTGTTGTTGAACTCGTCGAATATCTTTTGTTGTGTAGTACGGTTGCTATCACGGCGGGCATAGTGTCGACCTACGTTTTGGTGTCTGTCTTTCTCAATGCCGTATTTTTTACCTCGTATCATTGTCTCGGCATACTTCTCTTGTGAGTTTGTAGGGTTACAGAAGCGTACAAACGGAAATAGGTTGTTAGCTTTCAGTAGCCCGTCGGCAAATTCTCCGGTTAGGTGTCGTTCTACTTCTATCTGCATTGGGGTACCCAAGCCGTAGGAGGTAGTGAACTGAAACATTGAGCGGAAGCAGTCTAAGAAAAGCTCGGTGTCTTTTTTCTTACTGTGAGCAATACCTATAAGGGCGGTACTCATCACATCATAAGCATAGTATGCCATTACTTTGGTGCCGTCGGGTAGCTTGGTGTGCATTATATCGCGGTCATCAAGGGTTATTTTACTCATTGAGTAGAGCGGTGCGTGGCGGTGAACGTGAGGGCGCAACTTATGGCTAAAATCGTACTCTCCATTGCGGGCTTTGGCTATGATAAGCTGATTTTCAGCTTTGCTAAGCCATAGTTTTACGGTGCTTTCAGAGACTTCTAAGAGGTTGCCGTTCTCATCGCAAAAATCGTCTACGTTAAAGAGTTCGCCTGTAGCGCGGTCAAAAAGTTCTATTTCGCCGTATAGAAACTGCTTGTAAATATCGTATACCGAACTGATGTAAGGTTTATTAGGCATACAGCAGATGGATATAAAGAGGCGTTCCATTGTAGGGGTTACTATTTTGGCATTGTCGGAGCCCTCGCCCTTGTGAATGAAGGTAGCGTAACGCTCGGTAAGGAATTGGTTGTATTTGCGTTGTAGGCTTCGTGGGTTGTTAGGTAATGAAAAGCTCCACTTTTCGGGGTTTAGCGCATTCACTGCTTCGCTGATGTTTTGCCATATTTGGGTTTTGCGTTTACCAAAGGCTTTGGCAGTGAGCGGACGGCTTTTAAGCAAGGTTTCGATGGCACCCAGTATCATAGCAGAGGTGGCTTTCTCCCGCTGTTGTGAGAGGGGGAGTGATTTGCCGTTAGGTTTGCGGTGCTCGGCAAAGAAGTTGATGGCTTCGGGGTCGGGTACAATATACTCTTCTAATACATTGGTAACGATGTGAGCCTCTTCGGGCTTGCCGAGCATACGCACGCAAAATTCTTGAATATTCACGCCTTTCACTACGGGGAGGCTCTCGAAAGATACCCACGCTTCATTACCTTGTCCTTTGCCTGCTTGGGTAACTTGGAGCTTACCACGCTGACTGTACGATTTGTAGGTGTTGTAGCTCATTACTTTCCAATCGTCATACAATAGGCGTGCGGGGATAGATAATATGTTATTTTGGAATGCGTACATAGTTTTGTTTTTTGGCGTTTGCCTTGCTCCCCAGTGCAGTTGCGAGCTGCGCTTAATGCTGTTGGTCATACCAACCACTGGGGAAAAACAACAATAAAATCAAAATATAAAAAACGTGATGTGGTGTTATTAGTGGTACTTCACTGGCTTGTGGTACTCTATTTTTTCTCTTTTTACGACGATACCTAAGAAGGTAGTGCGTATCTCTCTGCCGATAATGAGGAAGTCCTCATTAATGAAGTAAATGGTTTTTACTTTCATATAGCTTTTGATTTTGTGATTTCTACTTCTGTTACTTCTAAGTTTCTACCTTTGAAGCAGTACATTGTTAGCTGAAAGTGCTTGCCATAGGCTTGGATAATCATCTCTCGCACTTCGGGGTGCTTTAATGCCTCTTCATAGCTTTCTACTTCAAGGTCTGGGACAACCCCTACAAGAGAGGAGCTTGTTTTTCCTTTGCGAATACGTTGTAAGTGTACTTCTACATTCATTTTAAATAGAGTTTAAAAGGTTTTTAAATGCTTCCCAAGGCGGCTATGAACCGCTGCAAACTTTCTCGCCGTTGGTCGTACCAACCTTGGGAAATAATTACTAACTTTGTGGCGTCTAATTTTAATTTTAGTAATTATGTTCATTAGAATTACAACTACACTGGAAGGTGAATTTTTAGTGGTGAATACTCACCATATTATCACCGTAAGAAGAGGAAGTGACTTTTGTATGATTACTCTCATTAATGGCGAGAAAATCTATACTAATGAGTCTTTTGAGTCTTTAATGAATAGGCTCTCCTCTAAATGATAGTTACTAAGTTTCTATCTTTGGGGTATGCTGTACAGTATGCCCCTTTTTACATTCCTAAAGGGCTTTCTTTCTTAAATATGAGTAACCCTAAGAAGCGAACTGTTTTTATTACTTTATGCTCTTTTTTATCTTCGTTCTCTATGAGCACTACTTGTGTTTTTACTTGTATCATTGTATTATTCATTTATGGGTTCTAAACATTCTACGTCGTAGATACCTACACTGTTATCGGCAAAGGTTATAATGCCTAATTTATAATCTTCATAGGTGCGTATATCGGTTAATTTACCTACTTTCCCTTTTTTACCATAAGGGTCTGTGGTGATAAAAGGTGATACTCTTACTTTGTTTCCTACTTTCATAGCTTAATCATTTAATACGTTGTTAATTTGTTTTTCATAGTTGTTGTACTCTTTGCAGATTGTATCTGCCGTTTCGCTGTTACGATGTTTGTTTAGGCATTGCCGAATGTAGTATTTTGACAATCCAAATCTTACAGATAATTTTTCTACCACTAATGGATTGAATTTTCGAGGATTTTTATTACCTTTGCTCATTGATTTTGCTTGTTTCGTTTAACGGGGCAAAAGTATAAGATATTTTCTACACTACAAAATATTTTGTAGAAAAT